TTATGCCATCGGTACTATTTTGATTATTGGTTCATAATTTGAATTACAGATTTTAAAATAAGACCGCGGCCCTTCATAGCGGATATTTTTATTCGTGGGACAGAAACGAAACAGTACAACCCCGCTGTAAACAGTTGCTTTCTGCCTGATTTTCCCGTCATATCCGGGGCCGAAGGTATTGCGTGCGATATTCTGCCCGCGGTGTATGTAATAGCCCTGATTTCCCGCTGATTTAGGATCTGTGAGGGTCTCAACAAACCGATCGAACAGGTCTTTGATCTCTATGACGGGCATCCATCCATTATTTTCATGAAGGACAGTCACATCGACCTTTATGGGTGTGATCCGTACTTTTGTCCAAGGCACTTCTTGAGGCCTTGTATTATTATCCTGCACCACCTTATACCCTTTTGTAGGCGGTCTGTACTCGCCCGGTTTTAGGGTGCGTTTCCGGGCATTTTTATAGCGCAGAATGCCGACGTAGCAGTCTTGCAGGATAGGATCATTAACTGCAGCATTAGGTTTGATACATAAACGTCCATTAATCACTTTCCATACAAGGGACGGGGTTTGTGGTTGGGCCGATGTCACGGTCGGGTCGATCGTATACGGCAATGCCTTCCAGTGTGTTGCCCCGTCCCCGATTTTCACCTTTCCGGTATCAGTTTCGTATGCGGGTTCGTCAGCAGCTAACACAGGGTTGGCTGCTGACCATGCGGCGGCAGTCTTTGACTTGATCCGAAGCGTCCCTTTCAACTCGATTTCCCCGGCCATCGCTAAATCCCGTTTCCGTTGAAGATAAACGTGTGCGATTCGAGGAACGCCTTTACGCGATCCTCAGTAAAGTAGAGGCGTGACCCCTCTTTTAGGTCGGACGTACTTTTCCCCGCAAAGGCTTCGTTAAAACGCGCCGCAGTCCAGTAGTGGTTTGTTCCGCCTTCGCTGATGTTGTCCGTTGTAAGCACGATTACGCCCGTTTTGCCGTTTACGGAAAGCACGTTACACTCCGGGGTTAGCCACAGTTTCCAGTTGGCTAACACCTTGGGATCAGCACCCGCCAGGATGTAGGTCTTCGCTTCGTCGGTGCGGCGGCATACGTCGCCTTGCTGAACATTTAACGCCAGCATTTCGGCCTGCGATGCCGCATCCTTAACGTCGGTGATCACCAACTGCGGCATGATCGACGTGTCGAGTTTGCCGTCTGCACCGACAAGGGGCACGTTCCCGGCGGCATTCCCGGCGTTCTTCAGTGCTGCGGTTCCCAACTGGAGCAGGGCGCGGGCATCCGCAGCCGACATTTGGGAAATCGCTGTGATACGGCCCGTCTTGTCCACGGTAATCGTCGGCATCCCCTGTACGGTCGTCACGGCTGAAAGTATCTCTTTGAGTTTGGCTGCGATGGCCGCGTCGGCGGAGCCGTTGAACGAAGCTTCGCCCACCACATCGCCCGAAACTTTGATCTTCCGGGCCGTTGCCAGGGCGTCGGCTTTCAGCGCGTGGTCTACCTTGCCCGCGGCAGCGCCGCCGTTCTTTGCAAAGACATTCTTTGCCATGTAGTCGTTGAGTATGGCCGTGATTGTCGCGTCGTTCGGCACTGCTACCCATGTGGCCACATTCGCCGCCAGGGCTTTCAGCCAGTAAAGTTTTGTACCTGCCGTGTCGAGCCACAACTGCCCCAGGCGATAGTTGTTGTCGTTGGCCGTCGGCGCGCGGTTCGTCGACACAGGAATGCTGTCCGCATAGGGGGTGCTGTTCCAGGCAGCCCCGGTTCCGAACTTGAATTTGTCCGTGTCCGTTTCGTACCCCATTTCCCCCTCGTAAAGTACGGGGTTGTCTGCCGTCCATTTGGCGGCGGTGTAATGCCTTTTCTGAGTGATCGCATTGATTGTGATCGGTGTCTGTGCTGCCATATTCTTATAGTTTATTAGTTTCTGTTATGCCGTTCCCGTTCAGGATCAGCACGTCGTCTTTTTTTAATACCTGCCCGTCGAGGGTTGTGATGGCCCGCTTCAAAGCTGCGGCCTGCCGCTGCGATATTGGCAATGTTGCGGATTCCCCGTCGAGCGTGTCCTGCACCGCACTGGTCGTCAACAACGAGGTCAGTAGTTTGTTGCGAATCTCCTTGACATTCCCCGTTACCTTGCTTACCATGTACTGCACCAGATCGAGGCGGGCAAGGCCGTTTTCCTCTGCACTTTCGAGTTGTGCCGTAGTGAAAACATAGGATTCCCCGACATCCCGGACGTGGGTCATGGTCGCCAGCGGCCCGTCGTCTTCCTTTCGGATGTAAAGGATCACCGGATGTCCGTTATCCATGTCGGCGACCACTTGCAGGGCTATTGCCTGGTAGTCGGCAGATGCCAGATTGATCAGGTAGGTGCGGGCCGAATCGGCCAGTTGCTTGTTGAACTGGGCCTCGGTGCCTTCATATCCGCCCTCGACGGCGGACTGGTAAGCGCTTTTACCGTCATAACCGAAGCGTGTGGCGTGTGAGGTGTCATTCCCGACTTCCACGACCTCGAGGCACACGGTATGCTTTACGTTTATAGGGTCGTTATTCATGGCTGTAATCGGCTATTTTGGCGTCGGTAAGGATTAGTATTCTGTCGGTCAGCGTCCGGGCCTGGTCACCGATGATGTACGTCGTTTCGAGTGTGGCGATGCCTGCGTCGAGGCGTATGCTTTCCGAGGGCGGTATGTTGAGTACAGCCCGTTCTGCGCCCTTGACGATCGGCAGTCCCTTACCCCTGGTCGAAGCATAGAGCCGCACGCCGTTTCCGGTAGTATAGAATAGCATGTCGATCTCCACTTCATCGAGGCGTACCCCTGTCGGACATACGGCAATTCCGATGCTGTCACCTCTGGCGTATGTAGGCAGTTTAGGTTTCATTTTTAGGTCGTTTAAAAAGGTATTTAACCCAGGCGAACCACTTGCGACGCTTCAAATACATCTTATCCGCCTGGTTGTCGTAGCACTCGCGTTCGAGCGCGACATCCCGATACGCACGGTCGTAAGGCGGCAGCAGCCACTCTATGAACCACAGGACGCAATAGAGGATTACATGGTAACAGAGCGGCAGCGTGCAAAGCCACCACCACGACCACCCACCGCCCAGGATCAGAACCAACAGGACTGCCGTGTTGAGGATCAGCCACTCGATCTGCTGCCGGGTATGAATTGCTTCGTGGTTTTCTTCCTCGGCACTTAACAGCCTTTTTATGAATACCAGGCCGAAATAGTTGAACGCTACGAAAGTCCCGAACGGGATTGTCTCATTTTCAATCTTTCTCATGCTAAAATGCGGTTCCAGCCGCCGTTTAAAGTGTCTGCTGCTGCGTAGGTGCTGTTATTGGCAGCACCGGAATAACAATTCCTGAAATTCTTTGTCGACGTGCAACGTGACATATAACTACAAGAGCCAAAACCTGGTGCATTCGTGCATTTTGCAATACTACGGCACTGCGTCACATTCTGACAACTTCTATACGGCGCTCCGGTTTCTTCAATATTGGTCGAATTTCCGGATGATTCCCCCAGGCAGTTCATCAGGTAGTTGCAATAATCAAATGCGATTCTTACCCCTAAGCCCGATCCGGCCCCGGATGCAGTACCTTTGCAGTTGTCCAGGTAGTCGCAGTAATAGAAAGCCATTGTGTGTCCTTGATACAGCGTATTTGTGGCTGTTGCCTCACAGTTGGTCAGACGCTTGCAGTGATCAAACCCGTGTGAAACCATGTAACTACTATTGCCGGAATACGAATTGCCGACCACTGTCGTCATACACCCGGTTAAATTCTCGCATGTATCGAATCCGCATATTGTTTTGCTGCTGGTGCCGCTCGCCCAGGATGCACGGCATTGCGCCTTACAGCCGATCAAATTCGCACAATCATAAAACCCGCAGCCTTTTCCAGCCCCACTGAATGTAAGCGTCGGATTGTTGATCGCCGTGCAACGCTCCATGTCCTGAAACCCATTGAAGACGGTGAAATATGTCGTAGTCGACAACACCTTAATTTCCGCCGTTACATTGGTCAGTTTCGTAGAGTTCCCCCTTTCAATCAGATACAGCGCCGACACGGGCGACAATGCTGTTCCCGCGCCGCTCGGGTTACTGACGACGATTTTACTCCCTGGTTCTCCGGTGATCGTATTGCAGTTGGCATGTATCCCGATCTGAGTATTTACCGTCCATGTACCGCTCTTGATCAGAACATGATGGGCGTTTGGATTATTGGTCAATGCGGAGAGTTTCGCGGCGCTGTCGACGATGTAGTCGTACTTGAATGCGCCCGCGACATCAGCCTGGTCTGCCTTGTTGTTCCAGTTTTTCCGCTCCGCATCGTTGATGAAACGATGTCCGGCATCCTGAATCACGTCGATGAACCGGGGCGCCCCATTATAAGTAATTTCAACATGGCTGCCCGCAGGTTTTACCGTCGTCGCTACGGCTTTGTAGATGTTTACGATCGGTTTGACCTTTCCGTCATGGTAAACGTCCGTTTCGGTTTCATATCCCAAAGTAAGGTATAGGGGCAGCGTCGTTGCCGTGATCCCGGCAAAAGGCACGACGATTTTCACGATCCCGCCCTCAGCCCCTTGCCCTTCGAGTACGACCAGCCCGGGGGCAACATTGAACTTGCTACCGTTGTCTGTCACCTCACAGCCGCACAGGACAAAGGCCCCATACTGCGAGAAAAAGCCGTCAACGACTTTCAGGGGTTCTTCCTGAAGCGAAAGGAAATCCCACCCGTACCAGTCCCGCACGCCGATTGCTTGTGTCTGTCTTTTCATTACTGTTCTATTTTATAAGTTGTTAATGCGGCCCTGTACTTCTCGATGTCGGCCCGCACCTGCTCGGCATCGACACCTGCCGGAATATGGACGATAAAATCCACGTCTCCGAACTGTTCGCGGTTCTCACCGCGCAACGGGATCACCGCCGGAGTACCCTCAGCCTTGTTCAGTCCGACGACTAGCGCCACACCCACACCCTCGGGCCGCAGGCCGACCCCGCAGCCTGTTTCGTGGTATGATTCGATCGTGATGTCTGCGGCACCGTATTTATTGCGCAGAAACTGCTCGAGTACGCCTTTCTGATTGGTTACATTGATCAGCTTCTTCGTTTCGTCCCGCCACTGGCTGAACGAGGCGAATGCCTCGGCCAACGGCTTCACGAAGGCCCGGAGAATCCGCAACCGAATCGGCTGCCGCTTATGGTTCGGCAGTAGCTGCCGTACCAGGTTCCCGAAGTCTATTTTGTGGGTTCTCATAGCGATTGTATCGAAGTTAACGTAAGCGTATTGTCATCGGCGTAATCGAAATATCCGGCGGCCAGTTCCGCCCTCACGTCAACAGGCGTGTAATTTGTTTCGGTGCTGGTTTTATGCTCGAGGGCCGCGACCTTGACCGTAACGACGCCCTTGGCATGCATGACAGCATCCACGAGCCGCTGAGCATAGAATACGGCATCGAACGACAGCGAGGTCTTGAACTCCTCGAGAGCCTGGGCTACGTTTTCGCGTACAGCGCTCGACGGCACCGACGGGTCATAGTAGACGTTCAGGTTGTAGCGGATCGTGTCGGCCGTCGTACTTACGATCGTCGTCGGTATTCCGGTAGTGTGGATCGTATCGAAATAGTCGGCCAGGTTCTTGCGTTCGTCTTCAGACAGCGGTACAATCCGCCCCTCGGGATCGGTTTTTGCCACCCGGATCGAAACCGTTTTGTAACCCTCGTTTACAGCCACGACTTTCACGATCCGACTGTCGGGATCGTCCTGTTCGTAGTAGAACTGTGACGTGGCTTTGTCGAAGACCAGGGTGTGCCCGTTCTGAAAGCGGTAGCACATTTCGGCATACCACAGTTTTGTCCCGGCGGTGATCTTTGTCGTCAGGTCGTCGACTTCCTGGCGGAACAGGTCGAGGATCACTTCAAAGGCGTGGATCGCCGCGGCCACCATGTACGTCCACAGCCGCCACTCGGCGAATTTCGATACCGAGAGGTTGGGAAAGTTCGCTTTCAGGTCGGTAATGATCGACTGCTGTATGTCGTTAATCGTTCGTGCCATATTGATAGGTCGTTATCTCGCTTGTTATCTCTTTGAGTGCGTTTTTACGCATCAGGGTGCTGTCGTCGTCGATGCGAAGCTGCGCACCCTTATCCACGGCCACATCCAGGTAAAAGCCCGCTTCGCTTACGCTGTCGATCCCCTGCGCCGCCAACGCCGCCGGGTCGTTGGCGACATCGGGATTCAGGGCAAGGATTTCACCCACAGCCTCGCATGTCCCGTATTGCTCGAGGGCGATGTCGTAGACCGTCTGCCGGGCTTTAACCGTTATCGTTTTCATATGCTGCGTCGATGATCAGTTCCCCGTTGCTGTTGTATGTAATTTCGTCGACCCGCATTCCATCCTTTTCGCACTGTTTACGAACCGTGCGCAGGAAGTCGGCGGGATCGGTGTCGTGCAAGTAAGCCACACAGTCGACACCGACAGCGGGCGATTCCTTGAAATCGCCCTGGCTCGCAAGCAGCAGATCGCGTTTGTGCTGCTCGGTTGGTTCCGTCCAAACCAGGTCGTCGGTCAGTTCTACATCGCCGTCGGATGTCTGTAAAATGTCGATCATATCAGTGTGTTACTTTCGTATCTTCGTAATCTTCCCGTTTTACCTTGTCGTGCTTGGTCGTCGGTGCAGGCACCTCGACGGGTGCAGGATTATTCTGTGCCGTAGCACTCCCGGTCACGGCAACCTGCCCCGAAGGGATGCTATGCGTATGAGTATTGTGCGCTTCTATCAGTTCGTTGATCTTGTCTGTAATAGGCTTTATATTGATAAGTCCGCCCAGGTCGCCGCCATTCAGGACGATCTTCGGGGCTGTGGCCTCGATCTTTTCCCCGTCGCAGGTCATGGTCACTTTGTCCCCTACGGTAAAAATCACCTTTTCGATTTCGGAAAACATTGTCACATACAACCGATTACTGGCGGCGATCCGGGCGACGATCACCGTGCTGTCCCGCTTGGGGATCAGTACGCGCCCCGGCAGGCCGTCGTTCACCACGGCGTACAGCAGCACATCCTCGTAGACGATCCCGCCGATCTGCACTTCGCATGTACGGGCCTTCTCGTCGACGCTTTTCACCGTGCCGTACAGGGAAGCCTGGGCCGCTTGTTTCATCCGCTCCTCGAACATCATTCGGGCTTCGCGTATTTTCTTTTCGTTGCTCATATCTTAATCCCTATCTCCATAGTTCGTCGCGCTCCGTTTGTGCCGTAGGTTGTTTCGACACTTTCGATGTAGTAACGTCCGTCGCGCTGGTGATAAACTTCGTCTTCAATTTCGGCTACCATGCACGGGGCAGCATAAGGTTGCAGAAATGTGGTGATCTTCCCCGAATAACCGTCATAGCTGTACCGTTTGAGTTCCGCCGCAGCCAGGGCCGCGAGTTCGTTCTGATCCGCCACATCGTAGAAATACAGTTTCTTTTCCGTACCGTCCTTGGGGCCGATCGTGGCCTCGACTTTCGCCCCGTCTTTGTAGATGCAGATGGCTTTAATCTTCAATTTCACATCCTCGGCCCGTTGGTACTTCAGATCGTCGTCTTTGACCACGTTGTAGCGCAGTCGGTATTTCACCGTCTCCCCGATAACCTTGTACGGTTCACAGGCGTAGACGCGCCCCTCGAGGTCGAACCATATTGCCAGGCCATACTCGGTCTGAAGTTTCCCCAAGACCCACGCTGCGGGTTTGTTGTCTACGGGAAACGCGCCGAGCGTCAACGTCGTGGCATATCCCACCGTAAGGCCGCAGGCTTTCAAAACAGCCGCGAGCGTGGTTTTTCCCTGGAGAGTAACATTGCGGCGACGTGTAGTGTAGAACTCGTCCTCGCAGATGATCTCGAGCGGGGTCTGTAAATTCAACTGCTTCACATATCCCCTGAACTCGGTCTTATATTGTCCGTCATATCCTAACCGTATATCCACCGGATCGCCGACCTTGATAGCCTGAGCAGTTTCGACATAAGCAGGCGGCGCTCCCTCTTGCCGGAGTACAGCCGTAACGGGCACCTTGACCGAGGCCGTTGCGCCGATCAGGTGTATCGAGCGTTTGATCTTGACCTCATGCACCCCGGCGAAGCGTTTGCCTCCTATCGTTATGTTACTGCATAATACATACATGGCTACTGAATTATCAATTCAAAAGACGTATCGGTTTCGCACTCTATCGTTACCGCCTGTCCGTCCTCTATGCCAGGCGTCGGCGGGTACTGGATGTCGGTGATCACGATCCGGTCGCCTTCCTCGAGCAACAAATCGGTAAGCACCGAAATCAATTCGACCGATTCGTTGATGTTGTAAAGTTCTTTCATCCGTGTGATCTGCGCCTCGGGATAGCTGCCGTCGGTCGACTTGATAAAAGCCGCGATCGAAATCTTGTAATCCCCGATGCTGATCAGTTCCTTGACCGACCCGCGCCGTCCGATCAAAGGTGTGCGCACGATATTCTTTGTCCCCTCGATGCTGATCACGGCGTTTTCGAGTTCGAGGGTATGCTCATTGTCGCTGCTGCGGGCCTTGTCGTTGCTGCGAATATCCTTGTGCTTGATGAATACGGGCATAAAATACCATCTGCCGAGGGCATCCTGCTTATACAGGCGCGTGCCCTTGATTAGTTCCTGCCTGGGTGCGGGAGAGGTCGGAATCTCGACTTCATCCCCCGTATAGCTGCCGACGGGCCGGGGCGGAAAAAACATGCCCGGATAAGGCAATCCCTGATAGCCGACGATCGACATCAGCAAGCGCTGTATGTTGTATTTATGTTTCATAGTTATCCATCACTTTTTTCAGAACCTCGACTACTTCCTCTTCGATCTGCTCGTAGCCCTTGCCGTCGGCGTTGGCAATGTGTATCTCGATCTTATCGCAGAATTTGCCCATCGAAACATTGCCGTGGCGCGAACTGTTATACGCCAGTTCCGTCGGGGTCGGGGCCGCAGCACCCGACTGCGGGAGCGAAGTCGCGGCGACGGTGACGGGCATTGCCAGGGCCGCGGCAGCCGCAGCCATAGAGGGCATCTTCACTGCCGACAAGCGCGAGGCAATCGCCGTGTAAGCCGCCGTGCCTTTCATGTCGGGGACGATCTTGTTCAGGTCGAGGATCTTCTTTCCGGACTTTGTGCCCGTTTGGGTGAAGTCGATATGTACGGGCGTTTTCGTCAGGGGTGTCGACGTTCCGTCCGGGGTTCCGTCTGCCATGATCGGAGTGTCCCCCTGGGGCGCAGCCTCTTTGCCGCCTTTCCACGATAACTCCCAGGTCAGGGCTTTCCCGGCATCCTGCGCGAGGTTCTTCAGGTTCTTGGCCCCGTCGACGATAGCCTGCTTACGGTTGTCGATGTCGCCCGAAATTTTGGCGATCATCGCCTCATTCTCGGATGAATCCCCCAGGCCGACGGCGTTCTTGAACTTATACCATCCGAGTTTGATGTAGTCCAGGCCGATCATAATCCCGTTGACCATCGTGCTGAACTCGTATTTGATCGTCTCGACAAACAGTTTTCCGGTCAGTTTCATAAAGTTCACGACACTGTCCCACTGTTTGCCCCAGCCCTCGACCTTTGTAACACAGATCATCACGATGGCAATCAGGCCCGCGATTCCTGCGACGATCCACGTAATCGGACAAGCCCACAGCGAAGCGTTGAGCAACCATTGTACGCCTGTCCATGCCGTTGTGGCCGCGCTGACCGTTCCCGCCCACAAAGCCTGCAACTTCGAGGCGCTTGTGATAAACTGAATGCCTTTGCCGAACAACCCGAGCAGGGGCAGAAGCTGCGCGACAGTGACAGCCTGCTGTGCGATGATTGTAGCATAGCCGCCCGCCGGGCCAGTAAGTTCAAAGAACCCGATTTTAAGGTCGTCGATCCGTGCCTGGCAGCGGGCCATCATCTGCTGTACGGTGTCGGTGCGGATTGCAGCCTGTTCCTGGGCGACGTTGGTGTTCGTCACCTGTTCGGTCATTTCAGCCACGGCGTCGGAGTTCTTGATCAGGAACTGCGCAGCGGCGATGTTCTCCATGCCGAACACTTTTGACAGGTAGGTCGCGTCCGTCAACTTGGGCTTCAGGGCATCGAGGGCATCCGAAAAACTGTTTTTGCGGAAATCAACGCCGAGCGTCGTCTGCATCTTCAGCATGATATTGCGCAGCGCCGTACCTGCCTCGGCCCCTTTCAGGTTGTTCTTCGAGAGTACCTCGATAGCGCCAGCCGTATCTTCGACTGTAAGGCCCGCAGCGCTGGCCGCCGCACCTACGACCTTGAACGACTGCGAGAGATCGACGATCTCCGCGGCTCCGTACTTCGAGCCTGCCGCCAGGATGTTGATCACCCGGTTTGCCTCGGTAGCCTGAAGTCCGAACTGGTTGATGGTTCCTGCCAGGGCTATCGCAGCATCGTTCATCGACATCCCCGCGGCATGGGACAGCGTAATGGTGTTCTGCTGTAAGACTTTCAGTCCTTCCATGCCGATCTTGTCGACCTGAATCTGCGAGGCCAGGAGTGCAAAAGCCTGTGCGGCCTGCTGTGCCCCCAGGCCGCTGTCCTTACCCGCCTGCCGGGCGACTTTTCCCAGGTCTTGCAGTTCGTCGCCCACGATGCCCGTGATCGACGACAGGTCGGCCATCGACTGCTCGAACCCGATGCCCGGCCTCGAAATGCTGGCGATCGCCGTGCTGACCTTTTCGACCTGCTCGATCACCGAGGTAAGGCTGATGCTCCGGATTTTATTCTGCAAATTCCCGAACGCACTGGCCGATTTGTCGACGTGTTCGGTGATCTGCCGGGTCGAAGCCTGGGCGGATTCGCCGACTTGCTCGACGACCTGCACGATCTTTGTGAACTCTGCAAACAGGTTCTGCACAGCGACGAAAACATTTCCGTCGATATTTATTTGATAATTTGCGCGGGAATCCATATATTTGCAGAAACTGTATTGCTATGACTGTTGCAGGTTGGATATTTTTGATACTCGTTGTTACCGCCCTTTGCGTAAAACTCGCCGAGGGTGTACGTGACGCTATGGGTGTCGATAAGTGGCGCGACCTGTGGCACGTTAAGCGGTAGACGGCGCATATCTGCGCACCCGCTCATTCTCCACCCATTCGGCCATCCTTACCTGAAAAGTCCACATATCGTCCGATAATGTGTCGGGGTTCATATGCAGTACCGAGCGGATCAGGGCGTCGCCCGCATGCAGCCACCCGTCACCTTTCACCACCTCGGTACCGCTTAAAGTTTTTTTATCTCGCCGACCTTGATTTCGATGATCTCCGAAATCTTCTGCGACAGGCCCATGAAATACCTGTCTTCGGTGCGCAACTCCTCGTCACCGCCGAGCCAGCAGTTTGCCAGGACGATCTCGGCAAACTTAAACGGGTCTTCCTTACCGACGACCGATGCGGCGGCGATCGTCGTGCGGGACGGACGGTGCAGGTAGCAGGTTTTGCCATCGGCTTCATAGGCGAAAACGTCGCCGTGCTTCTTCTTCCACGCCGCGATCTGTGCGGCCATATCCTTTTTATCCATGATGATCTTTTATGCGTTTTTAAAGAGTGTTTAAACAACCCACGGCCCTAATGCCGTGGGTTGTGTTTATTTGGCGTTGATGTCGTAGTCGATGTCGAGGGCTACGAAAGGCAGGGCGTGTTCGCTGTTCAGGTCGCCCGACTTCATGCCTGCGGGAATCTCCGAAAACGAAGCGCAGACAATTCGGTCGATGGTGATGGCTGCACTGTCCTCGGGGATGTAGGACACCAGGATTTCGACTTCGGGATCGAGGATGTCCTTGTAGCCCTTGGCCCGAGCCGCGCGGTTCATGGCGATGATCTCGCTCTGCGTCGTGGTAAGCGTACCCGCTGCTGCACGCTGGCCGTGCTGTATGCCCTTGGCATAATAGCCCGAAGCCTGCAAGAGTTTCTTTTCCTTGGTCAGTTTGTAGTCGATAGCAGTTGCACCGACTACCGGACGGCCCCACATGATGATCTTGATGTCACCCCAGGCGTATTCTTTTCCGTTGATCTTTACCATGATTTACTGTTTGATTGCCGGATTCTCGAATCCGAGGTTTACGATGATGTCACGCAGGCAGCCCCGCGGCCTGATCTTACAGGAAACCGTCATAAGCCGGGTTGAGAGGACATTCTGCGCCGGATCGACGTAAGACGTGAAATTGCTGATCTCGCCCTGCATCGCACTGGCCACTGCGTTATTGATCCGGCCCTCATAGTACGAACACATTTCCTGTGGGATGTTGCCGTCGTCGTCGGTTTCGATGTCATCCTGAATCTCCTCGACGAATGTAGTGTAGGCGATAATCATTGCCTTGTCGACGACACGTCCGTAGTTCAGGTTGCTGTAATCATCCGACAGCGGGGCCCCCATGGGGTCGTCGTTCGGGTAGTAGCCGTTCTTCTTCGGAAAAGAGCGATAGATGATATAACCCGCCTCGTCCAGCAGGTCGAGCATCGCATCACACTCTTCGGGGGTCTCCCCGTTGGTCAACCATCCTTCGGTGGCGATTACTCCCGACTTTACGCGGGCCAGGGAGTAGTTGACCGGGTACTTGGCGGCACGTCCGAGCATCTGCCCGACGGCAGCAGTCTTGTTCACCTGGTCGTCGCAGGCCATGACGAAGCCGACGCGGTTAGTGCTGCCCTCGCGGGGCTTGTAGAGTTTGTCGGTTTTACCGCCCCAGCCCGCAGCAGGCACCAGGCAGCGGAACGGCATGACTTTCTTTGCGAAGCTGTCCCCGACAGACTGCGCCGCGGTTGCCGCCGTGACGACATCCTTGTCGATGCCCGTTTCGGTGGTGTCGGCGCTGTACTCCGCGGGCGGCAGACGGTTGAAGCCGACCAGCCGGATGCGGCCCTTGGCATAGGTGATCAGCTTCTTCAGCGGCGAACCGTCTTCGATGCTGCACATCTGCGAGAGCAGTGTAGCCTGTGCCATAACGAGCAGATACAGTTCCGCACCGTCGCCTGTCTCTGTGAAAAAGGCCGTCAGGTCTTTATGGGCCAAAGGATTGTTCTCCGCCGTTATGCCGAGTTTGGCAATATCCCGCGTCGAGTTGATCAGGTAGACCCGATTCAGTTCCAGTTTGCCCGCCACGGCTGCGCCTGTCAGGATCAGCCCGGCGACCCCGTCGTCGCTCTGTGCGATGCGGCCCAGGTTCCCGTTTTCGAGGTTGATTGTTACGTTAGGTAATGCCATGATTAGCGCACGTTAATGGTTCGTACTTCGCCTTCGCCGAGCGCCTTCTGATGGAACTGTGCGAGGTTTTTGTCTTTCTCGAGGAACACCTGCCTGTCGGTGGTGATGTGGAAAGCTTTGCAGTCGGGGTATGCCTTAGCGTAGCTCTCGGCCAGGGCCTTGACCGGATCGGCATTGCGGGCCTGCTCCGCAGCCGTGGCATCAGCCTCTTTGCGGGCCTGTGTCTCGGCGGCTTCAGCAGCTTTGACCGCTTCGCGGAACTCCGTCTCCTGAGCCGTGGCTTCGGCGACATTTGCCATTGCCGCAAGTTGTGCCTGCTCGGCAGTCTTCAGGGCTGCTTCGCGGGACGCTTTCTCTGCCGGGGTTTCGGACGCCTTGACTGCCGCCTTGCATGCCGCAACCTCGGCCTTTGCAGCCTTGGCCGCTGCTTTAGCGGCTTTCGTCGCTTCCACGAGGCGGGTCAGTTCTTCTTTGCGCTGTTCTGCGCTCATGTTTGTAATATCCATGTTTTCAGATTTTTAACAATTTGCGGGTTTTAAAGACCCCGAATAGGATCAGCAGCAGGGCGGAAACTTGCCCTATACGCATCCAGGTACGCTGCCATGTATTCAGGCGGTTAACCTCGACAACCTGTAACTCCTTGTGAGTGGACGTATGGCGTTCAATGCGGTCTTTCAAAGTCAGGTAAATAGCCATACTGTCAGCCTGAGCCGTAGCCGTCAGGACATTATTGTGAACCTCGATGTCGGGAGGCTTCAGTCGGTTCCCCGCCTGATACTCCAGCAGCTTGCGCATCTGCACCTGGCCCACACTGTCGCACTCGAGAAGCGCCCGGATCATCGACTGGTCGCGTTCGAGGACGACCACCGTATCCCGCACCTGTTCGGTCACGGTCACCGTATCGGTCGCTGCCGTCTGCGAAGATTGCAGTCTGAGACTTGGGCTGCACGCGGCCAAGAGGGCTACGAGCAGAATAATCAGCATTTTTCTCATTGATCAGATCGTAAATTACGTTTTCATCGTTTTTGCCCCGGATCAGTTTGATCAGCGACACGAAGGCTTTGGCCTGTGTGATAATCGCCAGGTTCTCGAGGATCGAGATAAGTTCGCAGACGCACAGGTAGGCAGCCATCAGTCGGTGCGGAATGATCCACAGATTCGGGACAAGTTTGTCGATCAGAAAGGCCAGCAGTATCGCGGCCATGTAGCCGATCAACTTGCCTACGCTCTTGCGCATTCGGCGCGACGATCGAGGTGCGTGCCGGTTCTGACTGGCAAGGATGCCGAAGACGAGATCGGCGAGCCAAAACAGGAACACAATGGCGATTACCTCCTTGCATGGTGCGAAATAGGCTGCGGCAACAAGGGCCGACTTGATCGCATACTGACCGAGATACTGCATAACTCCTTCCATGACTACTTACCCGAATAGATGGCACCGATGTACTTGTTGCGCAACGGCAGGGCCGTGAAACGCTGCTGATAGCCGAGAATGTCGCCGCGCGCTTCGGGGTCTTTCTCCCGGTGGAAGACATCGGTGTCACCCGTGGCCCGCATCACTTCGGTCTTGATCCAGGCGATCGAGGCCATCGCACTGTTCTCGCCTTTGGCCGAGCCGAACGCCTGCTTCTTGCCCGTGGTGGTGTCGAACAGCGGCAGGTGCGGATAGGTGTAGACCTGGAAATTCCCGATTTTGCCGTCTTTCATGCACTCCTTGTAGAGTTTGCGGTTTTCGGCTTTCAGGTCGGCCTTGTGTTCGGTCGTGAGCGCCAGGCGCAACTGCGACAGATCGACTTCGAGGGCTTCAAACTTCGCCTCAAGCAGATCGAGGTCGTCGAACGTCAGGCGACGGCGACCGTTGACCAGTTCGCCAGTCGTCACCAGGACAGGGGTAAACTCACCGTCCTGGAGCGGGCACCAGTTGTACGCAGCCAGGGCGCGGCGGCGACGCAGGAGCGCATTCGAGTGGCCGCGAACTACGCTCTTCATTTTGTCGTAAGACATTTCCATCTGCTCGACGTTGCGCACGACGGTGTTCTTCGTGTCGAGCGTGTGCAGCATGATGTCCTTCGGCACGTCCTCGCGGGCCACGATGCCGACCGGATAGGTGTCGTTGTCGATGAACACTTCCGGCTCGACCCCGGCTTCGGCCAGGTGCAGGGTGTTGTACTCCACGAGGGCGCTCAGGTCTTCCGATTCGTTCAGGAAGTCGTCCTGCTGGATGGGCTGCTCTTTAATGATGTCAGTCCATACTTCTTTGTTGATAGGCATATTGTTCTGAATTTGTGATTAGTTGCGTACTTTCTTGATCGCCTCGAACGCTTCGGGGTTCTCGGCCTTGATCTTCGCCAGTCCTGCGGGATCGTCTTTCAGCCAGTGCAGATACGTCCAGCCCTGGCGGTCGGCGGGGATCAGCGCATCGCCGATCTTGGTGACGGATGCTGCCAGGGAGACCTTTGCGGGGATTGCGCGCAGCGTCTTCTCCGCCAGGCTGTAATCCTGCAAGGCGAGTTTCACGTAGTCCTCGCGGACATCGGCCCCGATGCGGCCCTCGGTGATGGCAAGGGCGACCATGTCCTCGGCCCGTTTCTTTTTGACCGCGTCGATCTCTTTCTGCAACGCTTCGGCCCGGTCGTTGGCCGCCGCATAGTTGGCCTGAAGCGTTACGATAGCCTGGCTGATGGCTTCTGCATCCGCGTCCTGATTGATGCCGAGAGCCACGTATGCCCCGGCGGTAAGGGTGGTTTTTTCCATTGTTTTGATATTAGATTTTTGGCCCTGCGTGCTTTCTGCGCAGAGTTTCACGATGTTGTCGACATGCAGGCGCACGTCGTTGTCCTCGACCAGGTGTCCGTCACCCGTGTAGATTTTGAGCGTTACCGCCCCGGCGTTCGACGGTACGGAGGTCGTCGATCCCTCGAACAATTCCCACTCCGTGACATAGAGGTCTTCACCGCCTGCCGGGTTCGTGCGATACTCGGCCCGCAGGATGATGATACCGGGCGATGCGCCGCGCAGAAAACCCCGCTCCACCTGCCC